TCTAATGGGTGTGTGTTTTAAATTTTGTGTTAATAATTTTTTTAATACTTCAGCCTTTGCTTGGTGTACTTCGTCAACAATTAATGTTTCAACACCATCTAAAAATTCTGCTAATGTTAAAATGTCATCACCATACTTACTTTTCTTATCAAGTATATTTAAACTTTGCCAAGTACAAATAGTATGCGTTTTACCAAGTTCTTTTCTATCACCAAAGTATACACCGACGTCTAATCCACAGTTAACATAATCCTCTTCTGTTTGTGTGACTAAATTTTTATTAGGAACAATAACAAGTGTACGACCATATTTTTCACAAAGATGTGATAATGTTGCAGTAATAATTGTTTTACCTGCACCTGTGGCAACTTCTTGTAATGCTTGTGGATTCTTTAAAAAGTTATTAACAACTACAACTTGGTAGTCACGTAATATAATTTTTTCGCCTTCAGCAATATGTCCTTTAGGCCATGTTTTATGACTCCAATAATTTTTAGTAATTTGTTTAAATGTTAAATCATGCTTAACTCTTTTATCATCTATTTCTGCAATTTCAACGCCTGCATCTACTAAAGTATTAACAATAACATCAAGATGGTTAACATATCCTGTGCCTCCAATTCCAAAAAAGTTAATTTTGCCGTCCCAACGGCCAAGTTTATATTTGGGTAGATAACGAGCATACGGAACTGCAAATTTTAATTTATTCGCAATTTTGCGCCGATATTCAACAGGTAGATTTTCAACCTTTACGTTGACTTCATCTTGAATTACTATTCTGCAACTTACCATTTATATTTTTTCTATTTTATCTGTAACATATTTGCTATGCGTCATGAAAGGTGACGCATCGTCGTCGTATTGTATGTACAAGTCAGTACCAGTTATAAAATTATCTACTTTAGAGTAGTTCTTTTTACTACCTAATGTAAATGTACTAATAGGACGCCAATCAGTTTTTATTAGGGGCTTAGGTACTTTATTACTATTAATATACACTATCTTTGTACTTTTGTCAACTATATTATTTAATCTCTGCTCTCTGACGAAATGGTTAAATAAGTTTCCTTTTGGTGTGGAATCTAATCTAAACATAACAGCCATTTGTTCTGCTGGAATATAGTTTTTAAAACGACTATGCAATTCTAATAGACCGTCATAGGCTTCTTTTTTATCTAGTACAATTAATAATGGATACCTAGATAGTTCTTCAATACTAGTTAGAACTTGGTCTAATGTCCATTTCTTGCTGTCAATTATTAAAGTTGTACTTTGTCTTTGAATAATCTTACACGAAAGTACAGAAATATTCTGTAAACCAGGATCTAGTTTTATATGATTAAAGCCATATAAAAAACGCCTATCATAGTACTTGTAAAGATTATCTTCACTAGGTTTTCCTATGCTATTATGGCAATGTTCTATAGCAGATTTTGGTATATTACGTAGTTCATAATTATATACGCCAGGAATGTAGTTATCTTTATTATTTTCAAATTCTACTAATTTGTTATAGACAGTTTGAATAGTATTGTCGATATCAAATTTTTCAGTGAACTTATTAGCTATTGTAACAAGTCGCCAAACGTATTGTTCTTCATATGGAAAATAATGTTTATGCTTTTCGTAAAAGTATTCTTTATCAACACTATTCTTTAATTCCTCAACATACTTTATAACTTTTTTATTAAAAGGAAAACGAATAACAATCATTTTCATTTTTTTATAATCCAAAAGTCTAATCCAATGCTCAGTATTAATTTTACGTAAGGGAGTTCGTAAGTTTCCTATACAATCTTTAAGATTAATATCATGTGCATCAAACTGAGGTTGGTAGTATTCAAGTAATAGTTTTGATACAAGGTCATATTGTCTTTGGGTAAGAGCAGTACCTTTCATAACCTGTTTAGCAATACTAAACATTATTTTATGATTGTCTGCGTGTAGTTCAAAATTTTGAAGTTTGGCATAATTTAGATCAGAACTAAACTTCAAGTTGCTTATTCCCGCAACCAATTCAAGACAATCTTCAATGAATAGTTTATGATTCATACAGTTATTATACTGTATTATAGAGAAGAAGTCAATCGATTTAGTGGTAATCCTGTAGAAATTTCATCCGTTGTCCATTCGGTGTATGCTAAATCATTCAACCATTGTTGTCTATCAGGCATAGCTGGTTTATTAATATTTGTTAATGTGTCATTTCCAACATCCCACGCTAGACTTTCTGGACCAACAAAAACAGGTACGCCGCCGATAACTGCTTGTGTGGCTGGGTTGCTAGACCAATTAACTACTGCCCAAGCATTATGAAAATCAAAATCAAAATCATCATATGTATTAATAACTCGTCGTGGGTGTTCTCTTGTTACATATCTAAAATGCTTAATTTCAAAATCAAGTAACGGCATTTTACATCTTGGATGAGGTCGAATAATTATAGGTCTTGCAGTTTGTTTTCGTATTGCATTAATAGTAGCAATAACCCAATCAGACATAGGAGGCATATTACGCCATTGGTTACTTTTATCATGTTGTCCACAGATGATAATATCTCTACCATTAGAACGCCAAGGTTCTAGTTTTAGATTTAATAAGTTTGCACGTTCTGGACCGTTACCTTTTGGTCCAAAGGTTGCTTCTCTATTAATTCCATTAATGCCAACTTTCCAAGTAGTGCCACGTTTAATACCACCGACTTCTAATACGATTACCGGTTTATTCTGTGAACGAAAGTTGTCCCAGATTGTTTTGTTTCTAGACATTCTACCATGCCACAACACACTCCATATAACAGCAACGTCAGAATTAACGTCATTGTAAACAACAGAGCCGCCGGCAGTACGAACGCCACTAGCAAAACTATCAAAAACAGGTCTACTATTTTTTGCGCCATAGTCTGTCCATAAGCTAAATATCATTCCAATACTTCTCACTTCTAGGTCCTAGAAGATCTTTTTTCCTACTACTACCTTCTGTTTTACGAACACCTTTAAGATGATCAAGCCATGTTCCTAATACAGAATTAATTAAAGGGTGACCACCACCTCCAGTTTTTGCAGTTCGATTATAAATGTGTTCACTATAATCTAATACGTTAGGGTATTTTACTTTCATAGTATTTAATATATGCCCAAATACAAATGAGTCATGCCATTCTTCTAATGTAAAAATTCCTTTCTCCGCTTCTTCATAATAACGTTCGAACTCTTCTAGAAATTGTTTGCACATTCTATCTCTTACATTTAATCCGTAAAAGCCACACTCAGGCCATGTTTGAGTTCCAACACCTCTACCTACATACGTTATCCATTTGTCTCTTGGCAATAAATTTTTAATTTGATCGTAACTCCAATCACTATGTACAACTGTATCTGCATCAATCCATACTAGCCAATTAATAATTGGATCTTCAGCTTCTTGAAATACTGTATAAACTTTATTAGCAAACCTTACGGCGTGCCATTTAAACTCTTTATGATGGTCACGCGGTCGTCTTTCAGGCCAAGGACATTTACCGTTTGCTTTTGGAACATCCTTCCAACGTTCTTTAAACGCCATTAGTTTTAATAATTCTTTTTGGTCTTTAATAATAATTTGTAAAGGGTCTGGATTATCAGGCCAACAGTCTTCTACATATACAATTAAATGTATATTTTTGTCAACGTGTTTAGCAAAGCTATTAATAAACCTCTGACCGTATTCAACCATACCGGGTTCATGAAATGTAGTTACAAATTTAATGTCTGACATTTACCATCTCCAAGGCAACATACTAAGGCCTATAAAATTTAATAACATCTCTATTACAACAACAAATACTAAACCACCACCTATTTGCCATGCCCACCATTTCCATCCTGTAAGGCTACGCGACCATTGTGCAAGTTTACTGTTATGTGCTTTATCATATGCACCAGTTTTATTACCAATTTTTTCTGCCCAGTAATTACCATCTAATATATTCTTTAACATTATAAATGGCCACATTATAATTTTTAATATTTTCATTTATCCATTTCCTTGTTCCATTGCTCTGTGCCAATAACGTTTTATAATTTCTTCACAATCTTTATCTGTATATGTGCTTGGTATTTCTTTGCCTTTTATCAGTTTCCATATTATATTTGCAAGTCTTCGATCATCTAACATCTTACTACAAATATTTCCGCATATGGTTCCATGCTTCTCCTGATTGTAAGTCTACAAAACTCCAATGACATTGGGCAATATTTTTAATCCATTGTTCTCTATCGAGTGCTTTTAAATCATTTATATCTGATAATTTAGTATGACATACTTCAGATACTTGACTTGAACTAGGATCTTCAACTATTACTGGTACTCCTTCTATTACACTAGCTACTGCTGGACTACTATTATAAACTATTGTACACATAGCCATTGCTAAATCATGTTCTATGTGTGGTTGAAAACTTATACGCACATTAGGGCCATGAATATTTTTTGTGTACTGTGGTGCTTTTTTATCACCAGGGTGTGGTCTAACTACAATAGGTCTATCACTAAATGTTCTAATTTCAGCTATCTTTAAATTAGCCCATTGTACAACATCCTTGCCTTTCATTGACCAACCACCATTACGTTGTAAACATAATAATATATTTTCTCTTTGGTACAATGACCAAGGTTGTAAACGAACGTGTAAATCTCTTTGTATCTTTTTCCATTGTGTGTCGTCTGAATTAGTATTACAGTAATTGCCAGTATCATTAAACACACCATTAATACTATAGCGTAAGTAATGATGTGGCTCATTAGTTACTGCCTTATATAAAAATAAATTACTGTCTGCTGTTATAAATGCTTTGTTTCTAAGGTTCTCTGCAATACCTCGTCTAAGCTGAATGTGTGGCACATGAGCACTACCTTCATGTATAAAGCCTTGCATCATTGCAACATCACAATCTAATAAATTAAAGCCATCATAAACAAGTCCTGTGTCGCCACTTTTCCTAACACCTTCAACAAAGTTACGTATAATTTGTTCTTTATGATTATGCTTTAAAGGTCTAGTTCTGGTTCCAGGTGGAATGACTTTAGTATACCCAACTACTCTCATTTTACTATACTCCAGGCGTAGCCGTTCAACATTTCATCATATGTAAATTGATTATTAGCTAGGTAACGACAAAGCCATGTAAGTTGTTTTCTGCCTGGATGTTTAATAAATTCAACTCTATCTATTCGTGATTCACAAATGTCTTGAGCACAATTTGGTCCTAGCACTATAGCAGGCTTGCCATAAATCATTGCTTCTAAAGCCGCAATACTATTAAATGTTACTAAACAATGTATGTCATCATCTAATGCTTGTTCCATAGTTTGTGTAGATACTCTAGCTTCTCTACTAGGTTTACGTCTAATTTCGATTGGTCGTTGTGTGTGTTTGTGTAAATGAAGAACTGTTGCTTCGATCCATTGATCTAAATCTAGTTCAAAGTATTTCATAACTTTTTCACTAGGCGGTACTAAAAGAACTTTCTTACCTGGAGTAATATCTTTAAATTGTATACCAAGTCTTTTCCATCTTTCGCCACTATAATGTTGTGGTGCTTTTATTAATAAGTTAGCATCAAGTTTTCGTTGTGCAAGTTCGTCATCGTCTCTTGGGTCTTTTCCTTTTTCTTCAATTCTATCTCTTGCAGGCATATGAAGATTTTGTAAAGCATTTTTTACAATTCTATGATATGTTTTTTTACCATTTGGATTTATAGGACTAGGATTATTTCCTATGTATCCTGTATCCATAAAGTAAAAATCTCTACCTTCTTCAATACATTTTTTAATAATTTTAGTTTTACCTAACCCTCTTACTAGTATTGGAGTTTTATCGTTCCAATCTAAATCATCTGCTCTAATATATTTTCCATTAGATCCTAAGGCCATTGCCATAACAAAAGAATCAACTAACCCAAATGGTGCTTTTTCTTTTTTCTCTACTTTTTTAATTCCACTATCAACACAAATTACTTCGGGTGCTTTAACAGTTTGAAATGCTTCTGATACTAAATTAACAGCATCTTTGGCTTTACCAGTTGCAACTGAGGCTAAGATATTATTAACTAAATCTTTTAGTTCAGGTCTCAAATTTCTGTAATCCCATTCCATCTTATTTTCCTTGCATTGTTTCTGTAAGTAAATCTTTCCAAATTTGATTATACTCGCAGTCTCGATAATTTTTAAACCAAGGTCCACCTTCTGTATAATGTAATGCTTTAGGTTTACCGTCTTCAGGTTCTCTATACCAACCAACTAACCAGTTCCACCCATGTGGAAGTGATCCTATTTCTTCATCTTTTAACCATGCAAATCTATGTAAGTATTTTCCTGTTGTTTCTTTATCATTAATTAAATCGACTGTAATTTTTTGATTACTAGGATGTCCACAGTTCCATAATACTACTGAACTCCAATTCTTTCGTGGATATTGTGATTGTACTCGTCCATCCATCTTCATTCCAGGTGGCGGATTATGATAATGTTGTACACACATAACAGCATACTTGTCATCAGCTAAATTAAATAAGTTTTGTACATCCTCTAAAAATATAACATCATCATCACAACATAATGCCCAACCTTTATAATCCATTATATGTGGAACAAGAAAGCGTGTAAAAGTAAATTCAGTTGAACCAAGTTTGTCAGGTTCTCTCCAGTATAACTTGCGTTGTCGTAAATCTTGTTGTGCTAATGGTTCAATTTTAATATTACTATTAAATCGTTTAATACTATGTTCACACACCTGCCAGGGAATATCACTTCGGGTATCATATCCAATAAAGATTTTTTTCATTCTTATTCCTTCTTAAACCAGACGGCAACCTGGTCAATAGTATGTATCTTAATACTATCTCCAAAGGTGTCATGAAAGGCTTTTTTACTACCCTGCCAACTATTATAGTCGTCTAATACACAGATTCCTCCCGGCATTACTTTCGGCCATAAATGAATTAATTCAGCCATTGTACTTTCATACCAGTCAGTATCTAGTCTAAGAAATGCAATTTGTTCAGGAATATTTTTTGGATCTTTAAGTGTTTGACGAATATCACCTACAATGTAATGTGTTTGTTTTTGTGGAATAAATGGATTTATATTGTTTACAACTTCTTGTAATTCTGCTCTACACCATTGGTCATAACCTGCTTTTGCTTTACCGCTTTCATGAGCATAACCTTTTGACCCATCTGGATTAATTTTATAATCAGCACTTGTAGGTGGAGTCATACCTTCAAATGTATCAAATAACCAAAAGTCTCTATTTGTTGTTTTATTTGCTAACCAGGCACTAATTATTTGTCCACCACGCCATACTCCGCATTCTACTATGTCACCTTTAATATTATTTTTATCTAGTTCTTTAACAGTATTAAATGTATGTAAAAGTCTTTTTCCACTTGTCATAGTGTATGGTTTACATACACCAACCATATACCATTCTTCTTCAGTTAAGTGTGAATGATCAATGTCTTGTTCTAGTTTACGTTCCCAGGATAATTCTTTTTTTGTTTTCATTTTCTTTCTATATCCTCTTCTATACATCTTTTACCATATTGTACTTCTAATATATGACATGGATCTTTTGTGTTATTACATCCTTGGTGCCATTCATTTTCACTAATAGTAACTGTACTATGTTCATTAAAATGACCTCGTAATTCTACATCAGATGAAATACTTATTGTATTAATTGTACACGTTCCTTTAAGAATATACCAATGTTCTGATCTATCTTGATGACGTTGCATACTTAAACGTTTGCCTGGTTCTATTACTAATTCTTTAACTTTATAGCCAGGCTTATCATCTAATACTCTATACCATCCCCAGTTACGGATTGTTTTAGGATTTTTCCATTCTTCTAATATCCAACTACTAGAATTTTGTTTAGCTTCACCACCAACTCCAAAAACAAAATCTACGTTTGGCCATTCATTCATTTCTGGAATATTTTCTTTAGTTCTATCCCCACCGTTTGCAAATATTATTTTTGATCCTATTGATGTTGATGCAATTAATTTAGAAATAGCATTGTTGGCTGTGTCATCTTCATCATTGAAGTCCATAACCCAATCAACATTTTTTAAATTTTTTACGATTGCAACACGTTCTTTTAAAGGCATAAACGCACGACCTTTTTTACGTACTAACCATGCATCAGAATTAATCCCGACGACTAGTTGATCACCTAGCTTTTTTGCCGCTTCGAAATAAGCTATATGGCCAGAGTGAAGTGGATCGAATCCACCTGTTACTAATACAATTGTCATTACAACTGTATTTAATAATTATCGTAATGTAGTTTGTATATAATTGATTACTGTTTCAGGATCAGAAACAGTATAAGGATCGTTATCGGTGCCGTCGTGATTAAATCCTTCTTCAATAAATGCTTGATCAACTATGCCGTTGATTACATATATTGCATAACGCCAAGAACGACTTGCAAAGCCAACATGACGTTTTCTTACAAGCATACCCATCGCTTGTGTAAAATCACCATTACCATCAGAAAGTAATTTTATATTCTTAATGCCAAGGTCTTCGCACCAAGCATTCATAACAAAGCCATCGTTTACTGAAACACAATATACTTCGTCAATTCCTAAACCTTTAAATCTATCATATGCTTCATCATAAGCAGGTAATTGCTTTTCTGAACAAGTAGGAGTAAATGCTCCTGGTAAGCTAAACAGTACAATTTTTTTCTTTTCAAATAAAGATTGTGAATCAATAATATCAAACTCGCCACTAATTCCATTTCTATTAATAAATTTAGCCGCAGGAATTCGATCGAATCTTTCTATCTTGTTTGGAGCAAGATCACTTTGAGGATTACCGTATTCTTCTTTATATGCTTTTGCATATTCTTCAGGTGTAGGTAATTTCTTTGGCAATTTTGATTCTTCTTTGTGATCAGAATGTCGATGGTTGCCACCGTATTGTTTACCAATTTGTGTATCTGTTAGTTTCATTTTTTTCCTTCTCTTTTAAAGTCTAGCATCTTCCATCCCTGCAACGCGAAGCTTTACAATATTAGTTAGTTGCCATTGCTTTTGATCAAGTGCTTTTGTGACTCCTAACCATTTGTTACGCATTAATGCAAATTCATTTATAATTTTTTCATAATCAACAACGTCTGCTTCACCGTCGACGTACTTTTCTACGTCTCGACTACTTAATGCTCTTTGATAATTTTCCAAATATTTTCTAAAAAATGAGCTTCTTAACCGACGTAACTCAATGTTTAAGTATTCTAATATTGCTTCTAATTCTTGAAGCTGATTAAATCGATGTTCAACTATCCCCGGCATCTCCGCCGCAGACCTTTCAACATTTCCTCTAATCCTTACCTCAGCTTTTGCTTCTTCTAATTCATGTTCAAAGTAACCAATTGCCGCAGGTATCTTGCTAATGTCTTTAGCAATATCAGAATACCAGCCCATTAATAATCCTCATCGTTGCTATCATCGTCATCATAATCTTGTTCTTCATCTAAGTAATATGTTATTGCCTTATCTAACTCAGTATCTGTACCTAAAGCATCTCGAAATGCTTCATCTGGTGTGCCAAAGTCTGCACACAGATCAACAAATCGTTCTGCTACAGTTTCTATATGTTTTTTGTCTATATATTCTTTAAAGCATTGCCAGACTTCACTGACTTGCGATCCACTATCCATATGTTGTTTACTCCTCAGTAACGTCATCTTCGTTAACATCTTCTCTTGGAAGGTTATTGAAGTCACTCATAATTATCTTTAACTTCTCACCAGTCCAGTCTTTCCGGTAGTTCAGATGTTCTTTATTTGAAGAATCAACGTATTTAAGTCGATTGCCTTGTTGTTTTAGTAGGCCTTTCTTCTCAAATAAGTCAACTAGTCCTGAGTATGGATCCATTCCAGTTTCATATGGAATTTTAACTTGTACGCTTTCAAATGGTTTTGCGTAACGTGTTTTCATTATTTTACAAGCGGCTCTGATACCACGTACATCAGTAACCTTTTTGCCGTCTTCATCTTCTTTAAGTTTTAGCTTTTTCATTGCTATAACTATTGAACTTGCATATATAAACCCTTGTCCACCACTAATCTTATCGTCTGGATCAAACATATCTTGTGATGCGTAAGTATGATTAGTACATACTAGTCCTACGTTATGTGCGCCAATCATGTTAACTGTATTACGTACTAATGATGTAAGTGCTTTAGGTTTACGACCCATATCACCCTTCATATCACCTTTTGTAAATTGATCAACATCGGTTGGTGTTAGTAACATACCCAAACTATCAATTACGAATAGTATCTTCGGGCGTTCTTCTTCGGGCATTTCTCTGTAGTCTGTCATAAATGTGCTAATAGTTTTAGCAACATCATCAACCATACTCATACTTAATTTGAGTAATTTTTTGTCGTCGGTGTCTACATCTAATGCTTGTAACCAAGCTTCATCTAATGCATTTTCTGAATCAATCAGAATAACATATATACCTTGGTCTTGTGCGGCTTTTACTAAATTACCTGCCGCGATAAATGATTTTCCTGAACCTGATTCACCGGCTAGAACGGTAACCTTACCTAGTGGTACGCCTTTATGAAAGTCGCCACTAATAAGATAATTGAGTGCATAGTTACCTGTGCTGATCCAATCGGTTGGATCATGAAAGCCATGACTCATGCCGGTAATTGATTTTGTTAAGTTTTTACGAAACTTAGAAACGTCGAATACTCTATTGGTCATTATATCTCCTTAATCCAAATTAATAAGGGGGACCGAAGCCCCCCTTATATGTGTTACTGTTTAGCCGGTTCGTTCTGACGATTGCGAATCATTGCTAAAATGTCTTCCGCTTTGCCGCCAGGTTTTGGTGCTTCTGCTGTTTCAGTAGCAACACTTTCAGTTACAGTTGCTTTCGCTTCTGGTTCTGGTGTTGTTTTTGGATTTGGAGTTGACGCTTTTACAGGATCTCCTGTACGAGCTGACATACCAGCTGGACGGAAATAACTTCCAAACTTATCCATATCGTATGCTTCGCCATCAACAGATTTTTCAAACATCTCTTTGATAGCGGCAACTTCTACGTCACCCGGTTTCTTAGGTAAGTAATCACTAAGAGTAAACAATCCATGATCTTCGATTGCTTTATATTCTGCTTCACTTAATGCACGATCTTTACGTGACCAAGTTGAAGTTGAATAGTCTGCATAACCACCTTTAGAAGTTTTGGAAATTCTAAAGTCTACACCTGCGGTATAGTCTGTTGGCAATTCATTCATATCGGGGTCCATTAATGCACCCTTGATAATTTGAAAAATTTGCGGACCAATGATAAACCTACGAATTGGGTTTTCTGGTGTTGCGTCCTCTTTAAGAGGGTTATCAGTTACAAAGCCTTGGAATACATATGAACGTTTTTTCCAATACTTACGTCCCATGTCTTCTAAGTTTTTATCTTTGAACCAACCACGTACTTCACTTAACACGGCACAAGAGTCACCATACATCTCCATACATGGTACTTGAACCTGTACAGGTCGTGAGTCAGACTCACCTTTAACACCTGCGAAGGGTAGTTTGATCATCAAACGTTCCTGCCAGAAGAAAGTGTTATTTTCATCTCCGTCTGGTAAGAAACGAATCGTTGCCGATTCTCCTTCTTTCAAATTCCAAAATGGGTAAATGGCGTTGTCGCCGCCGGAACCACCTGAAGAGCGATTCTCTTGTTGTTTAAGTTTTTCACGAATTTCTGCTAATGTAGCCATAATTATAAGCCTCCTTTAATTGTTAAGCCTTTCGCTGT